ATGAGGTTTACACTGAACCCAAAGATCCCCGGAACATAACCAACATGGATACGGATCAAGTCGCTGACTTGATGTGTTTCGTGAAACCAATCGTTGATTGGCTCAAGGAACATGTCAGGTGGTATGCGTTTGGTCTTAGTCCTAGTGAACTCGGTGATGCAGTGGTTGTCACTTGTTGTCCTACCGAATTTAATGACGGAGTCAAATTTGCCATAGACTTCTCTAAATTTGATGGATCTCAAGGTGCCTTCTGCCGAAACATTGAACGACGCACATTAACGACGCTTTTCAAAGGATACACCGATAGACTGAAGAAGTTACTCGATGCTGAACTTTGGGGCAATTTCAAGACGCGAAATAGCGTCTGGTATAATCATTGGTACACTAAGTTATCCGGTGGTGCTCTCACGTCCCTTGGTAATACGTTGATTAATGCTGTCCTTTGGTACATTAGTCTCCGTATGATCAACCTGAGTCCACCAGCGGCCATGCTCCGCATGGGATTGTTTGGTGGGGATGACGGCTTCGGTCGCCACCCCGACCCCAACTCTCTCATGCGTGTAGCTCACGTATTGGGGATGAAGATCAAGCCTGACATTCTGAGTGAGACGGACCCCGTCTGTTTCCTCGGGCGTGTTTGGCCGAACCCATCATCCGACCCCGGCAGCTTCGCTGACCCATTACGTGTACTTAGTAAGCTACATACATCAGGTGATCCTCTTGCTAAGATCAAACCAGGTGTGGTTATGCTTCGGAAAGCCGTGTCGTTATACGTTACTGACAGCCAGTCGTTTCTGGGAGACATCGCGTTGAAAATGATGTCCCAAGCGGCTGAGGAGGCGAAGTTTGACTTCACTCATGATGGGACTTACGTTGGAAAAGTGCTGAACGCTTTCGACGGTATGAATACCATCAGTGTGTCGGACATCATCGAGAAATTTAAAGACAAACCAGTCTTCCCTGCTCCCGCTGACAAACGAGCGTGCTGGATTTATTTCCAGAACCAGGTTGTCGCGAAGGGGTTGACGGGTTCAGTCGTTGATGCGTGGTTTACCAAAACCATGCAATCCGATTTACGTCTTAATACTCCCGGTGATGTTGAACTTTACCGCGAGATTCCTGCCGTGCCAGTCGCCGCTACGCAAGTAGACGGTCAACTAATGGGCCCAACACCCGGACCAGCCCCACGCCAGGAAGATCGAGACCGTCCTATATGTCGTCAGTATGTCTTGATGAAATGCCCGGACCGCGATTGTCGCTACCAGCATGTCAAGAATATGTGTCGTGAAGCCGCTCAAGACCGGTGCAAACGTGTCAAGTGCAAGTTTGCTCACCCCGGTCCTGAAGGTTTCAGCTTATGACTCTCCTTCCTTCGGGCCAACCCACTAAGTGTGGGGGGACGCAGTTTTGTGTTTATCTGCATTATCAAAATAATCCCCATGGCTGCTCATGTCAACCAAGAACGTTCCAGAATTAACAATGCTCAGAATTGGGCTAAGATGATGGTCGACCCACTTGCAAAACAAGTGGTGGCGCCGTCTTATATGCCCCGTCCGACGTGTTCTTCAACTCTGGTCAAGTCTATTGATATTCCCTACTCTAGCACCAACGCTGGTTATGTAACTATCGCTCTGAACCCCGATCCCAATGCTCATTATTTGATCTCCTCTAACACCAACTTTCCTGTTGGCGGTGGAGAAGTCAGTCTTGTGAGTAGTGGTACCACTTTTGGCATCCAAGCTGGATACGTCAACTATGGTTTCTTCGACGCGTTCGGTGTTGATGGAGCACAACAGATCATCATTCCTGTCATCGCGGACGGTTCAGTAATTGGAGCCGGAGCCGCTGGTATGGGTCTGATACCATTCGCTAATGTCATTGGTAATGACTACGATGTCTCTATCGCTCCCGACATCCCTTGTTATATTGAGA